AGGGCATTCAAACCAGGTTCTAGTTCTTTGGCAAGCTGTGCTCTATTAATAGCCATATCCTATCTCCTATATTCCTGATGTTGAGTCCATAAAATGAACGTTAAGTTTTACGACCGCTAATCGACCTGCTGCAGTTTTATCAACTGCACCTTCTGATACTGAAGCTTCATCATCAAATCCTACAATCTTCATATTAAGAGTTGCAGAACCAGAAGCAATAGTAGCTGTTGCTAGTTCTCCTAGAGAATAACCACTTGAATCAGTTCCTGTAATTGCTGTTGCAAAGTTAGCATTAGCAAAAAGAGCGTTATCAGGTAGTGCTCCATCCGCATTAATAACAAATAATGCATCAGGATTGTCGGCAACATAAGCTGTAGCTTCAGTTGAAGCTTTAATCGCTGCATAACCAGGCCAGTATGGTGCCCAAGTTGGAGTTCCATCAGTTGCAATATACTTACAACCCATGAAGACACCTAACAAAGGAACTGTACCGCCATTAGCATTTCCTGGTAAATCTATTAACCCGCTAGCTAGAGGGATAACTGGTGTACCAGTATAGATTTTACTGGTTGAACCTGTAGTCAAGCCGTCGAAGTTAAGAGGATACGCATTAATGCCTTGGTTATTATAGTTTGATCCGGTTCTTTCGTAAGGACGAAGACCGAATGCTGCATCTATATTAGCCATAATTTGTCTCCTTTAGACAATGTTGGTAGTAACATAGACCTTGCCCATCAAGATTTTTTGTTGCCACCAAATTCTACCCGAGACTGCCTTTCTTGAGAAATTGGCATGGAGGGGTGCTCTTCCCTCATAAGATCGTTGTCAACTGATTTTTGCTGGTCATTAGTCATTTTAGCGAAATATTCATCTCTTGATTCTTTAACTTCCAACGGACATCTCATTAACATTAATCCACCTACTGCAATGACACCTTTAAATTTTCCCTCAGTTAAATGAGGTAAATCTAACCTGTCTGGATACTCATCTGCTCTCACAGGTTCATATCCCGATCTGATTCTAGCAACTACATTCTTATCGTCTGAAGTTCCTCTGTATTCAAATCTTACCCACCGATGGTGAAAACCTTCTGGTGGTTCAGGGGCATCTAAATTAGATGGTGGAGTCCAACCTTTTTTACGAGTTTGTTGTTCACGGGTCTCTAATTTGCGTGAGGTTTTTTGTTTACTATTTGTAGTCATATTACGCCTCCTTCACGTGTTTTGCGTACTCTTCGAGCGGCACACCAAGTTTTTTTGCGATAGCTACCTGTGAAGGTGTGAGTCTCACAGTGCGGCGCCCAGAGGGCGATGTTCTCACAGCCGAAGCTACTTTTTGAGTAGGTTTCGACTTATCCTCAAATTTATGAGGAAACTCTTTTCGAATTCTTCGAGAAATTTCATTATAGTAATCTTGTCCGTTTAAGTCAAACCCTTCTTCTGCTAAATCTTGATGAATTACCATAGCAGAGGCTGTCATTACTCTGTCTTTGTTAAACCAAGGATTAGCTTCAGCCCAATCTTCTGCTTCAGGAGTTGGTCTAGGAGCTTGTTGTTGCGGTTGTTGTTCTTGAACTTGATTATCAAAAGAAACTTCTTCTTCTTTAGGAGCTATTTTAGCAGCTTCTAATCGTCTTTGAGAAACTTTTATTTTTTCTTTTTCTAATTCAAGTTTAGCCATTTGTTGTTGTGCAGCTACTTGTTTTTCAACATCTTGTGCTTGAATAGCTGCTTCCATAGCTCTTTTTGTAAACTCTTCTTGAGTTTTTATTCTTGCTGTACCTTCTTCAATATTTCGTTGATCTTTTGTCATACCAACAGATTCAGCGTGTTTTAATTTTTCTTGAGCTTTTTTAGCATACTCAATAGCTGCTTGTTCTCTGCGTTCAGCTTCACGCATTTTTTTTGTAAGCTTATCAATTCGTTTTTTTACACCTACACTATATTCTTCTAACTCTTCTGGTTTTGTTTCCGTAGAAGTTTCTTGTACTTCTACTTGAGGAGTTTCTTCTTTGACTTGTTCTACTTGAACTTCATCATTTGTATCATTTAATTCCACATCCACAGCATCTCCTGATGTATCTATTGGAACTAATTTTTCTGATTTATTTGTTTGTACTTCTTGCATAGAGTTCTCCATGTTACATTAAATTAGCTGGCAAAATATCTCTAGGATCTTCGACAACTGCCAGTACCTCGTCGTCGTTGATTATGCGAAGTTCACCACCATCAATGCTAAGTCTAGCTCCAGCATATTTTGTAATGATAATCCAATCGTCTTTTTTGCACCACGGTCCATTAGGAAATTTATCTTTATCTTGATAAGCATCAGGTCCTACAGCGATAACTTTACAAATATTAGTAGCAATTGAAGCTTGTTCAATAGCTGTATCTGTAAGAAGAACGCCACCTGCTGTTTTACCTTCTAATTTTAAAGGAAATAAAACAAGACGGTATCCTGTTGGTTGAGGTACTTTTTCTATGTCTTTCTTTTGTTTCTCTTTCTTTTTACCATCCCAAATATGTTTTGGCATAATTAGTTTACTTGCTGGCTTATTCATCTTCTAGCTCCGTTTTTCTTAGCAGGTCCGTGAGTTCCTGTACTTCTTGTTTTAAAGCATGTAACTTTCCCGTTAAATACTTATATTCGTCCCAATTTGGAACGCCTTGCAATATAGCTTGTTCTACAGCAGTTTGTCTAGCAATTAATTCTTTTTTGTAATATGTAAAAAAATTCTCTAACCGCATGCCTTCATTTGATCAGCCATGCTTTGGGCTCTGTTGGGGGTTTGTTTTGCCCAACGACTATCGAGCATCTCAACACTCGCAACGTCATACTGAGGAGGATCCTGTTGAAGGGCCTTCCACATATTACGGAACTTTGAGACCCCAGATTTTCCAAGCTGAAATACCATTTCTATAATTATAATTTTTGCATCATCACTGATGTTTGCTTTACCGCCAGAAGGACAGTTATCCATAAGATCTTCTGCACCTTTTATAGCGGATTGTAAATCATGTTCTAATATAGTCATTAAAAACTTTTCTTCGTATTCTTTATCGTCTTCCCAAAAGTCTTCAACGCATAAATGCCCGACGCCCACTGTTCTCTTACCTAGGGTATCGAGATATACTTTATTTCTATACCCTTCATGCTTCTTTACTGAAGCTAAAAGTTTTCCCATATTTATCATGTGTATATTTTCGTTTTAGGTCTTTTGTTAGGTAACATTCTTCCAAATCCTCTTGGTGTAACCTTTATATAACCTCCCGCTTTCTTTTTTACAACCTTATTCCCATGTTTTTTTGCCCAACTTTTAGCAATTTCAGGTTCATTTGCATATAAATATGCTCTTTGTTTAGCCGATCTAAAAGGCATTAACGTTTGGCTGTTCTAGCAGACCTTTTTAAAGCTTTAGAAGAAACAGTTCCTTTACCAGGTCTACTTGTTCCCGCTTTTTTACGTCTATTCATGTAGTAATAAAGTCCTTTTTTAGCTACTCTGCCGTCTTTTGTAACATGAGTTCCTTTACTAGCTTTAATAACGGAACCTTCTCTAGAACCTTTTGAAGCTGGTCCTTTTATAACTGATCCTTCTCTCGAACCTCCAACAGAAGCTCCTTTTATAACAGAAGTTTGAGCAGAACTTTTGGCCATTCCACCTTTTTTAGCTTTTAGTGGAGTTCTACCAAAAAGTTTGTCATACATTTTTTTATGTAAACCCTTTTTTTTAGTTCTAGGCTGTCTTCCTGGTTTTTTTCGCATATTTATTCCTTATTTTTTCTTAATTAAACCCATTGCACCTTTTCCAGCCTTGATGCCGAAGCTTGCTGAGCAGGCGATGTATAATAAATGTTTATAATAGTCCGGAAGTTGTTGCAAGGCAATAAACCCAGCTTCTATATGTACAGTCATTCCTGGAAAAAATACGAGTGTCGCTGGAGCAAGTAAGCAAATTAAAATTAACTCATCTTTCCACGAGCCTTTCATTTGGTCAACAGCTGATGCTTCCCATTTTATTTTTCCGGCAATCTGGTCCTCTTTCAACTTAGTTGCTGCTTTAATTTCTGTGACTTTTAATTCTGCTTTCGCTTTTTTGGTCTCGACGAAGCCACGGACAGTATCTGCGGCTACGCCGAGTAAGGGTTTTGCTAAAAGTTGCCAGACCATAGTCTAGGCTCCTCCTCCAGTTAACTGACCAATGATGATAATCACGACTATGGCAACAATGCCCGCCTTGATCCAGTCCTTCATTTTCCAGTCACTCCACTCTTTAATATGTGACCATAAATCTTTAAGTAGATTCATAAGACCTCCTTTTTGAGAATTAGTTTATACCAGAATAAGATGTTATCTTAAACCTTTGAATGGTACTTTTTTAATTTGTACTTTACTACGTTGACCTTTTGGTCCAGCACCTAAGTTATCTTTAACTTTAGGTCCTTCCATAGTAGCACTATACACATCTGCAATAGCTGTTTTATTAACATGAGATCCTGCATAAGGATTCATATCTTTTGTTACAGTCATCTTTGCATTTGGATATAATGATCCATTAATATATTTTGGTTTTGGGTTGTTTAATGTCATCTGTTTGCCTTTCCGTAACCACGTTTAGCTAGTCTACCTGCTAGACCTCCAGCTTTTTTATTAATAGGAGGTTTTTCTCCCAACTTTTTTCTTAAAGCTTCAGCCGCTTTTCTACCTAAACCCTTTAAACCTGATTTAGGTTTTTGTTTTTTAGGAAAAAGATCTTTTGGCCTTTTTGGCATTCCAGGGTTTATTTTCATTTTAGGTCTAAACTGAATAGTTTTACCATCTTTAGTTAAAGTATAAACAGGTGGATTGGACATTTTTACATATGGTCCAACTTCCCATCCTTGCGCTTTATATTCTGCTAAAGTAGTAGGTTTTTTAGGTTTTGTTTCTGTTTTAGGTTTTGTCAAAGCCATTATTTTGCCTTTCCCATGCCACGTTTAGCTACGCCGCCACCTCTTAAAGGTTTAGCTTTATAGTTTTTCATTTTAGCAACACTTTTCATGAGTCTTCCTTTTAGGCTCATATCTTTACCTGCAGGATTACCTTTACCTTGTTTAAATTTACCAATCATTGTAGCTCCTTTTTTAGATCTACCAGCAGCTTTTTTTGCTGCAGCCGATCTACCAGTTAATGGTTTAGGAACTTTTCGCCTTTTAGCAAACTTAGAACTTCCTAATAATTTTGTAAGCTGTGCCATTGCATCACGTGCTTTTTTTCGTTGTGCCATTCTTTTGCCATCAGCACTAACTGTTGACGCTCCAGCGGGACCCATACTTTTTTTAGTTGATCCACCTTTTTTTCTTTTTAATTCTCCCACAATTCTATGTTTTTCTGCTTTAAGGTTCTTTTTACCTTTTCTTGTGTAAGCTTTTTCGGCATCTACTCTGCCAAGTTCTTCTAATCTATTCATTCTGCGAGTGTTTGCCATAATATCTCCTAGTGAATGGTTGGTTTTAATACCTCAACAAAATCAAAAATGCCTTTATCGAGTATTTCTTTCTTCTCCTATCCTTCTCCT